ATATGCCATACATGCAGCTTACTGCTACAGGTGAAGGATCAGGTACAGCTAGAGCTGATGGATCTAAATACACTGTAACTATGGTAGCTGAGAATGAGTCTTTAGCACTAGAGGTTGTTTTACCTTTGCCTGCTGATTACACTGCTTTAGGTTTAGTTTAAGGTAAACTCCTAAGAAAATTAGCCCTGCAATTTGTGGGGCTTTTTTTATTTCTAAACATTTGCTTTACATCATCTAATATAGGTATGATATACATTGAACAGGGAGTGATTAATCAAATGGTGCTAACCTTAACAGAGGTCACTACTGTACCCACCCCTCATTATCTATTCGCTTTTACTAATGAAATGAATACTACTTCTAGCACTCAGCTATTTACTACTGCTGATATTAGCTCATACCCTGAACGGTACAATCTTTTTGTACTTAATGAGCCTGTAGATATTACATTATTACAAGGGCAGTTTATATATCAGATTTATCAGAGCTCAGTACCTTACACTTTACCTTTAACCATTGCACAATCAACAGGTGTAGTGATAGAAGAGGGTAGAATGGTGGTAAGTGGGCCAGTAGGCACCTCAATATACGATTAACTATGGCATGGTATAACAATTTTTTTAAGAAAGAGAGCACAGCTCCTGAAGTGGTGGAAGGATATCAATCCTTTAGCACCCCATTTTTACCTGTGGGCCCTGGAAATCTTACACTACCTTATGTAGATAGTAGGTACAGTGCTAACATGTGGATTAATTTTGGGGCTGATAATCTCTACCCTAGCATGCTTAATCAGATGTATTACTCATCACCTTTGCATGGTGCCATTGTGGACTTTAAGACTAATGCAGTTATAGGTGGTGGCTTTGCCCTTAAGACTGATCTATTAACTACTGTTGAAAAATTAGAGCTTTATACTTTTGAAAGGAAAATTAATCTTAAACATATTGTAAAGGCTGTCACTAAGCAGCTCATCATCCACAATAGGGTGTATTTTAAGATATGCTATGGCCAAGGTAAAAAGATTACTAGGATAGAGAATGTATCACCTGAGAAGGTAAGAGTAAGTGCAGATAAGAAGCTGTATTTTATTTGTGATGATTGGTCACGTAGGATAGGCATACAAGAGATAAAGCCATACCACATAGCTAACACTGACTATGAGCAACTTTACTGCTATGAGATTAAGTCAATTGGGCAGGACCACTATTCTTTGGCTCAGTATACTTCCTGTCTAAATTTTGCATTTTTGAGTGGCGAGCTTTCGTATTTTGCTAAGTCTAATATTCAAAACTCAGTTTTTCCTGCTTTTGCTATGATGTTTCCTAAGAGACCACAGTCTGAGGAAGAGAAGCACATGATAAAAGAGACACTGGATCGAATGAAAGGAGCGGCCAATGCGGGCAAAAGTGTGGCCTTTTTTGCAAACTCACAGGATCAACTACCTAAGATAGAGTCTATTCCTATTAACAATAATGATAAACTATTTCAGGAAGCATCACAGCTTAACACTGAGCAGATTTGCTTTGCTCACACTATAGATCCTATCTTAATGGGGGTACGTACTACCGGTAGCTTAGGAGGTGGTGCAGATATTAAGCAGGCTTATGTAATCTTTGAGAAGAATGTAGTAATGGAGCTAAGGAGCTGTGTTCAACATATTTTTAACGAGTTATTAACAATCTCTAAGATACCTGCGGAGTTTACTATCAATAATTTCCAAGTAATTAATGAGAATATCGTAGAGCTTGAGGGTGATACTTCTAAGACTAATGATGCACTTAACTCACTTAGCCCATTGGTAGCTACTAAAGTACTTGAGACAATGACAATTAATGAGGTGAGAGCCTTAGCATCTTTGCCTCCTATTGATGGTGGTGATGTAACACAAAGTGCAGCAGCTGCTGCTATAGTAGCAACCCCTATAACACCCATTGTATAATGCTATATTTCATAACTGAAACTTATCTAAAAGTTAATACACCTATTACAGCCAATGTGGATGTAACTGATGTAACACCATACATAGCTACGCAGGCAGCTCTTAGAGTACAGCCTATCTTAGGCACTACTTTTTATAACTATATGCTTACTCAGTATAATGCTCAGACTCTTAATCCTGATGAGGTAGACTTAGTAGAGTTTATACAGCCAGTGATAGCGTGGAGATCTGCTGAAGATGCTGTCTTTGGTTTGACTTACCAACTTAAAAATAAAGGATTACAAACTCAGTCAGGAGATTATTCTGCTAGTGTATCTAGAAATGAGGTAGCCTTTGGTATGGAGCACTATGCACAGAAAGCTAGCTTTTTTGAGCAGAGACTTATCAGATGGCTGCTAGTTAATAGAAATCTATTCCCTCAGTTTATCTCTACCACTAATCAGGATACAGATCTTAGGCCAATGTTCAATAACTGCAGCTGCATTAACCAATACCAAACAACCTGCCTAGGCACCTGTGGCACTTTTAGAGAGAACGGATATAATAACTCTATCTTAATACTCTAATGAAACTACAGTTAGCCATTCTTTTATCCTCAATACAAAAATACATCATTCAACTTTTAGCAGTGGTAGGTTCTTTCTTTTTACCTATCTCAGGTATATTATTTTTAATTGGTTTTGCTATCTTAGTAGATACGCTAACAGGTATTTGGAAGTCTAAGAAACTAGGCATACCCATCACATCACGTAAACTATCTGCTATCATCTCTAAGCTAATGCTTTATGAGGTGGCAGTAATTGGCTTCTACCTGATAGATAAGTTTATTCTTAACGATATTATTTTAACATTTTTTAGTGTGCCTTTAATGCTAACTAAGATACTTGCATTAGTACTTTGTAGTATAGAGGTGATATCAATATCAGAAAATTACAAGGCTGTAAAAGGCATAGATATATGGTCAGCATTTAAAAATTTATTACAGCGTTCAAAAGAAATAAAAGGAGATATAGATGGAGTTAGATATAACAAAGATAATACAACACCGATTATCTAAAGATCAATACGTAGATGAGCTTACTGACAAAAAGCAGATATACCTACACCATACAGCAGGAGGACCTGATGCAGTAGCAGTAGCTAAGTACTTTAACAATAAGGTAGGCAAAGTAGCCACTGCTTTTATCATTGGTAATAGGGGTACAATCGTGCAATGCTTCAGCTCTAAAAATTGGGCTTATCACCTGGGCCTTAAACAAGAGATATTTACAGAGTCAGGGATACCATACAAGAGCTTAGATAAGATATCTGTAGGGATAGAGATTTGTAACTATGGCCCATTGACTAAAAAGAATGGATACTACTATAATTATGTAGGGGGTAAAGTAGACTATACTGATGTAACTATCTTAGATAAAAAGTACAAAGGCTATATCTATTGGCAGAAGTATACAGATGCACAAATAGAGAGCACTAGACAGCTTCTAGTGTACTTATGTGATCAGTACAATATCCCTAAAACTTACTTTGCTACCATCTTTGATATAGACAAAAGAGCTTTGAAAGGAGAAAGTGGTATATTTACCCACAATTCAGTGCGAAAGGATAAGAGTGATATCTATCCCTGTCCTAGAATGATAACAATGCTAGAGAACTTATGAGACACTTACTACCCATTCTGATACTATCCCTACTATTTAGCTGTTCAGACGCTAAGAAAGCACAATACCACTATAAGAAGGCTGTTAAGTATGGCCTAGAGTTAGTGGAGGATAGTGATACTATTAGAATAATCTCAGTAGATAGCTTTGCAGTGATACGAAATGATACGATTGTATGGGAAAAAATAATAACGTCAAAAGATACTATCATTAGTTTTAAGAATGTATACCTTCCTAAGACCAGGTGGCAAACTAAAATAGAATATAGGTACAAAACTCAGATATTAAAGCAGGATGTACTCAAATATAAGTACATATACAAAACTGAAAAAAAGCAAAAAGCAAAAACTAATTGGATGCTCCTAGTATGGGGCTTTATTATAGGAGTACTCCTGTCATTTGTTACTAGACTATTACTTAAACTTTACTTATGATTAAACATTCTAAGAATGTGCATGAGCTTATCATTGATAATCTTTATGCACGTATTGCTATGCTATCCGATCTACACTGGGATAACCCTCACTGTGATAGAGATATGCTAAAGAGACACCTAGACTATTGTTTGGAGGAAGATATACCTGTAATGATAAACGGTGATATGTTTTGTCTTATGCAAGGTAGAGGAGATAACAGGCGTAATAAATCTGATATAAGACCTGAACATAACAATGCAAAGTACTTAGATAGTATAGTTGAGACTGCTGTAGATTGGTTCCTGCCCTATGCTCACATCATTAAGCTAGTAGGATACGGTAACCACGAAACTGCTATAATAAAATGGCAAGAGACTGATATACTGCAGAGATTTGTGGACCTTCTAAACTATAAAGCAGGATCTAATATTCAGACAGGCGGTTATGGTGGATGGTTAGTAGTTAAGCAAGCTTCAGGATGGGGATCTAAATACTCTACTAAGGTAAAGTACTTCCATGGATCAGGTGGTGGTGGTATAGTGACTAAGGGAGCTATCAATTTAACCAGGGCATTAGAGACTTATGAGAACTTTGATGTGTTCACAATGGGCCATATCCACGAAAATAGCTGTAGAAATGATGTGAGAGATACTATAGATCATCATAGTGTAGGAGGATATGTACTTAAACAAAAACAATTACACCTCATGCTAACCGGTACCTACAAAGAAGAGTATGGAGATGGTTCTCAGGGGTGGCACGTTGAACGTGGAGCTCCCATTAAGCCATTAGGAGGTAGGATACTTACTATAAAATTAGTGAGGGGTACTACAGGTGAAAGAGCAGTGACAAAATATATTGATAGTCATAAGTTTAATTTGTAAAAAAATACATATATTTGCACCAGGTCTCGTATTAGAGACTCATAGCCCCCTATATCTTTGGTTAGTTTGGTAGGGGGTTATTTTTTTGCCAAGATTTGTGACAGTTATAACTAACATACTAGCTAGAATAGTCCATTAATGTAAGATATAGCTAACATATTAACCCTTTTTGTCATGTCCAAATTATTGCATTTTCTATACATGATAAGCTTATATGTTCACATTCCTTATTTAGAATGATTATTGATAACGCAAAGTTGTATACAATTCATTGTAAGTACGTATATTTGTCTAAACTAATTAAAACTAACCAATGACAACAGAACAAATGAAAGCTACTATCCTCCTCTATTCAATAGAGTTGAGAGATGAGTACAATGAAATGGTAAAAGCATTCGGACACACAGATCCTGCAGCTCAGAGAC